GTTCAGCTTCTCCAGATGGGTTAGTATATAGTTGTCCTAAGAATGAAAGAACAGGTCGATTAATTGAAATTAAATGCCCAGTAACTCGAGAGATAGATGGAACTGTACCAAAGGATTATTATGCTCAAATGCAACTACAGCTTCAGGTAACAGGCTGTAAAAAATGTGATTATGTTGAGGCAGGATTCACATCTAAATATAACAATACACCCGAAAAAGTAGGCCCAGGGTTATATAATGGCTATATTGGATTAATTCGATATGCTGAAATGAAAGGTGATCAAGAGTTTTATTATATTTATAGTCCAGTCAATGCAGACATCGAATGGAAACCCGAAATTAAGGACGATGAAGAAATAATCGAAATTATTCCTTGGAGGTTATTTCAATGGAGCGAACAAGTAATTACACGAAGTGAAGAGTGGTGGACATCTATCAAGCCATTAATTGATATATTTTGGGAAGATGTAGAAAAAGCAAAGCGTGGTGATTTTGTTGTACCAGAATCAACACGACCTGCTAAAAGGCCAAGGATAGAAAAATGTATGATTATGTTTAATAAATTAGATGAAAATGGTAAAGAAATTACTCCTGAGAACGTGATAGTGACGCCCGAACCGTCTGTTTAGGTTTAAAAAGATAGTCCAATAAGAAATAAAGCGCTATACCAGCAGAAACCATTAATAATATTCTAGTAGCACTGTAGTTTCCAGAACTATTTTTCATTCTATTAAGCCATATGCCCCAGACATACGCATCCATTAAAATATTAATAGTAAATAATAACCCTAAAATAATTAAGATTAGAAATAGAAATACTATATGATTACTGGGCGGAGCATTCATTTCTAATATAAGGAAATTAATTTAATCCAAATCCTACTTCACTTACACTACCACCAGTATTATTTTGAGGAATTGGCATTGGATCAGCTTTGTAGAAGTTAAGTACTAATTCCTGTGTTGGTGCTGAGCAGCTATCAGGATAATTGCGTTTATAGTTATTTGTGAACTGGCGATAATTTCCAGTCTTAGATACCATTCTCTCAAAATCAGTAGCATAACAGGAACGACTGTTCACACACGAAATAGTTTCCTTAACACGCGGGGGAGACATTTCATCACCTAGCAAGTGATATGGCTGATTGTTATATAGATCTGCTGGGCCAGGCGTATCGGGAGGGAATTCCATAATGGGTCCTTCATCGCCGAGACTTCTTGTAAATAAAGAGGCCTGTTGTTCAGATTCAGCACTAACTTCAGCTGGTCTATCATTTAAATTTTCATAACCTTCTGACCAATAGGAATAATATGGGAATCCAAAGCGTTCCCATCCAGCACGTTTCCACCAATTTTTCTGTGACTTTGGAGCATAAGGTGCGACATAATTAACAAAATTGGTTTTCTTCATTGACATAATTACAATGAGAATAATTATTAACACAAGAATTAGTGTTAGAACTCCTTTCATTTGCCCTATATAATTGCGTCATTATTAAAAATTGACTAGATTGCGTCCCTCATATAATTCCGGAAAGATGTCAATGATTAGTATGCAAGTTGTTAAGCGCGATGGTTCCAAGGAAGATGTTTCATTTGATAAAGTTTTGAATAGAATTCGTAAGTCAGCAGAAGGTCTAGAGGTAAATTCAACTCTAATTGCCCAGCGGACTCTACTTCGAATTTATGACGGAGTCAAGACATCTGAATTGGATGAACTCGCCGCACAACTCTCCATTTCGTTAATGACCACGAATCTAGATTATGGGATACTTGCCTCCAGGATTGCCATCTCAAATCATCATCGTAATACTTCAGATAAATTCTCTGAAGTTGTCCAAGCCCTTAGTAACCAAATACTAGATAAAACAGGTGAGAAAATTAGCAATGTTTCACAAGAACTAGTTGAAATCTGTCAAAAACACGGTACAGAAATCGATGCCAAAATCGACTATAATCGCGACTACCTATTTGACTACTTTGGATTCAAAACCCTTGAAAAACTACAATACCTACTTCGTGATACTAAAGGAAAGACACTAGAGCGCCCTCAACATCTAGTTATGAGAGTATCACTCGCACTATGGGGATCGGTAGATTTGGAGAAGGCGTTTGAGACGTATGATCTATTAAGTCAAAAATTCTTCATTCACGCTACTCCAACCAACTTTAATGCAGGTACGCCTCGTCAACAACTCAGCTCTTGTTTTCTCCTGGCAATGAAAGAGGACAGTATTGTAGGAATCTATGATACATTGAAGCAATGTGCACAAATCTCTAAACACGCTGGCGGTATTGGTCTCCATATTCACAATATTCGCGCCAAAGGCTCTCTAATTAAAGGTACAAATGGAACTTCAAACGGAATTGTACCTATGCTAAGGAACTTTAATGATACTGCTCGCTATGTTGACCAGTGTTTTACTCCTGATACTCTGGTATATACTGAAAATGGGCCTAAACTAATTGAAGATGTAAGTGTATCTGATAAAATCTTAACGAGTGAAGGTGTATACCATAAAGTAAAAATGCCTATCAGACACGAATATAATGGGAAAATGTTAGAAATTCAAATTAAAAATGCTATTTATCCTATTCGTGTAACACCTGAACATCAAATATTAGCACTACAAAACCAAACTAAATGTACAAACTATAGTGTTATACGTAATCGTCTTGAAAAAACGATTACTAAAGCTGAGTTTGTAGATGCCAAAGAACTTAAAGAAGCAGACTTTGTAGTATTTCCAATTCCAACTTATGAAAAAGATATTGAAGAAATGACTGAAGAAGACTGTCGCTTTTATGGAATTATGCTAGGGGATGGCCATATCTCATCAGCAGCTTCTGGTGTATGCTTAAATAATACTACCAAAACAAATACACTAGAGTTTGTTAAAGAATATCTTACAAATCGAGGAATTAAATATAGTACATATGAAGATGGTAGTTGTATAGATATTAAATGGTCGACTGCTACACCCCGCTTTAAATTAACTCGCAATCAGTTATATGATTCTGAAGGACATAAAAAGTGGGATATTCCACTACTTCATCTTCCTATTAATAAAGTTAAACAGATTATAAGAGGTATTATTGAAACGGATGGATGTGTAAGTGAAAAGGAAATCGCAATTGAACTATCATCATTAGGACTAATTGAATCAATTCGTTATGTACTACTAAGAATGGGGGCACTTAGTTCTGGATATACTCGTAATCGTGTAGGAAATATATCAAGCTATAGGAATATTACTACACGCCTCCCTACAAATGTAATTCGTGTTCCTCGTATTAAGGAAATTACTGATATGTTTCCAAATGCTCCAAAAGGTGAATTCTTTAGTTATCTAACTTATGATAATTATTTATATTCTAGAATTGAAAATATTTCAGAAGTAAATTATGAAGGAATTGTACACGATTTTGAAATTGATGGTCCACACGATTATACAGTAGCACATTTAGGAATCGCACATAATGGTGGCGGCAAGAGAAATGGTTCATTTGCAATTTATTTAGAGCCTTGGCACGCGGACGTGGAGGACTTTCTAAAGCTCAAACTCAATACTGGGTCTGAAGAGGAACGTTGTCGTGATTTGTTTTATGCTCTGTGGATTCCTGATTTGTTTATGGAGCGTGTTGAGAAGAATGAGCCTTGGACTCTCTTCTGCCCTTCTGAAGCCCCTGGCTTAGCTGATGTATATGGTGATGAATTTAATGCGCTCTATACAAAATATGAAGCAGAAGGACGTGGGCGCAAACAAGTTGACGCACAAAAGCTCTGGTTCAAAGTACTTGACTCACAGATTGAAACAGGTACTCCATATCTCTTGTATAAGGATGCTGCGAATAAGAAATCAAATCAAAAGAATCTTGGAACAATTAAGAGTTCAAATCTCTGTACAGAGATCATAGAGTATTCAGCGCCAGATGAGACTGCGGTCTGTAACTTGGCATCAATTGGTTTGCCAATGTATGTAGATGCGAAGTCTAAAAAGTTTAACTATGAGAAGTTACGTCAGGTAGTGAAAGTAGCAATTCGTAACTTGAACCGTGTAATTGATATTAATTACTATCCAACGCCAGAAACAAAGAATTCAAATATGCGGCATCGTCCAGTGGGTCTAGGAGTACAAGGTCTAGCAGATGTCTTTGCTCTAATGCGAGTGCCTTGGGAATCAGATAAAGCTGTCGATCTTAACCAAAGAATCTTTGAGCATATTTATTATGCGGCAGTAGAATCATCTTGTGAAGTGGCAGAAAAAGAGGGTCCTTATTCTACGTATGAGGGAAGTCCTATGTCAAAGGGTCAATTTCAATATGATATGTGGTCAATTACGCCAATTACAGAGAAGGATGGAACTCTAAATTGGACATCTTTAAAGGAAAAAGTGGCGAAGTATGGTGTTCGCAATTCACTCTTGATGGCACCAATGCCGACTGCTTCAACATCACAGATTCTGGGATTTAATGAGTGTATTGAGCCTTTTACTTCAAATATTTATACACGTCGTACTTTGGCAGGGGAGTTCATTATTATTAATAAGTATCTAATGAAGGATTTGGAGAAGCTTGATATATGGAATGATATGATGAAGCAACAGATTATCGCTCGAAATGGTTCTATTCAGGGAATCGATCAAATCCCAGAAGCAATTCAAAAGCTATATAGGACGTCTTGGGAGATTAAGCAGAAGACATTGATTGATATGGCAGTTCAACGTGGAGCTTTCATTTGTCAGAGCCAGTCACTAAATCTGTTTATATCGGATCCAAATTATGCCAAGTTAACCTCGATGCACTTTTATGCTTGGAAGCAAGGTCTTAAGACAGGTATTTATTACTTAAGAACACGCGCGCCAGTGATGGCACAGAAATTCACGATTGATCCAGAGCTACAGAAGGCAGCAGAGAAGTCTGAACAGGATCGCCTACATAAGAAATATGCTCCAGATGAAGGATGTACAATGTGTAGTGCATAGTCATAGTTATAAAGAATAATATAAATAAAGCAAAATAATAAAAATATTAATATATTTTTATTGTGTTGTATAGGTAATGTCCGGTTCTAATGAGTATTTTTAGTAAAAGTAAATAAAAAGGAAATTAGAGTAGGATGAACGGAGCAGAAAGATATAATTTTGATACGCTCAGGAGTCAGATTACTGATGAGCTCCATAATAAAGATATGCCCCAACGACTTTATAAATCTACAAATGCTATTTTTAGTATAATAGATGCTATTGTAAAAACCAAAGGTGAAGGATGGACTGCTCAAGCACTAGATAGTGATGGTAAACCCATTTTTACACAAAATGAACAAGTAAAATTTAATGAAGCATTCAAACCCTATATAGGAGTCATTATTGACTATTTTGACAAAGATACTTTTACTGGTGGTGCAAATGATATGATGTATAAACCAGATGTTAGTAAAATATCAGATATGTCAAAAGATTTTATTAAAACAAAACTCACACAAACAACAGGTGTTATAGATGATCCAACAAAAATGTTTGGGGTTGATGATATTTATGCTAGAATATATAATAAGATTGGAAATATTGATGCTACAGTAAATGAGTATGCTTCAAAGTATGGTGTATTAAGATTAGAAAAGGAGCACGATTTAGAGCCAGATCCGCGTGTAATTCCAAAGCCTGCCGCTATGGCAATTTCTGAAGGTGTATTTGCATTAAGTACTGCCGTTGGATTTCCAATTCCACCAAATATTACATTTGAAGTATTATCAAAAGTTAAAATACCTTTCAGAACAATTATATTTGCTATTTATTTAGCATTGGATGTGACACGTATTTCAATGGGAGTATCTGATAGAACAACCGCTAGAAAATTATTATCAATTGTGTTAGCAATATTAGAATTATTAAGAGGTGATTGGAAGAAATCTATTCTAACATTTATTGGGTTTTATGGAATGACACCGCTTATCGCAGGAGAAGTTATGAAAGTATTTTTATCACTATTTAGAAAATTATCACCACAGATACAACGTGATATTGTTTTTGGTTCATTAGATGCTACAAAGTCACTTATAATTGGTTTATTATTGTCAGTATTTCAGATAACAGCTCCTGAAGAGGTTCGTCTACCATTAATAGGTGTATTAGAAAAAATAGCACAGAGAAAGGCGGAAATTGATGGTGAACTAGTTGATGAAGGGTTATCTGCTCGACCTGATTATTTATCACCAACATTTGAAGATTTAAATAATATTCAAGCTGTGATGTCTGATAAAGCTTATCTATGTTCTTGTGAATTTGATACACTAATTGGGGCAGTTGATAAATCTGCTATATTTAGAATAATTTTACAAATCTTAAGAATACCTGTTACAAAGGAATATAAAGAACTTATATGTGGTACTGGTCCTTGTAAACCATTTGTTCAG